AAAAAAGCACACCAAAAGGTATGCTTTCTGTTTTGTGAAAGACTGCATATTTTGATAGAATTTCACCAAGGGGGTGCATTTTGCATTTAGGGGGTGCAAATGACCCTTTAGGGGGTGCAAAATCTATCAAGGGGGTGCATCACCCAATTACCTTCTCTCTAACACTTGGCATTCAACATATAATTGATTGTAATAATCACACCAAGATTCATCAATTTTTCCGCTTACGATTACAAGGTCACCTTCTTCAACACTTTCATTAATGTTGTTACCCCAAGTTCTGTCACCAATTCTTACAATTAAGCCGGGGGCTTCTTTATCTGAAGCATTTCCGGCAGCAACATCAATTATATGACTGGTGCCACCATCGTAGGTGGTATGACTATGAACATAGCCTTCAAATTCCACATATCGTCCGTCATATTCGGAAGCAAAAGATGTATAACTCAAATCAGTAGTATACAATGCTGTTTTCAAGTCAGGACAGTTATCTATGGTGAGCATTGGAAATTCATTGTAATAAATACTTATTTCGGAATCAGCATCAAATTCCTGTCCTGCTTCCCACGGGTCTGTGCTAAACATACCTGTTTCTATGTACATTTCAAATATATTTTTTTCATACTTATCGTCATCTGGGTCGCATGGTACGGTTCGGAATTTTGTGAATCCAAGCTCTTTAAAATGCTCTGTTATAGAATCTACTGTCCAGTCAGAATCTATATACTCTTCTGTGCTTTTTGGCATTTTTATTTTTCCGTTATTAGTTGTTTCTCCCGCATCACAAGCAGATAAAACAAATATTAAAATCAAGACTGTTAGCAAAGCAATAATCCTATTTTTCATTGTTTTTATGCACCCTTCTTGCTAAATTATTTATACTTTTAATAATTATATCACAATTGGGTGCAGAAAACAATGGATTTGATAAGATTTCTACCTTTTGCACAACTTTAATTATAAAAAACAAAGCCATCGGAAACCGACTCCGATGGTTTTGCTTTTGAGCTAAAAAGCTCACTTTATAACTTTCTCATTTGAAGGCTGAGATACACCTTTCCATACGATATATTTTAGTCAGTATTCGGCATCAAACCAATATTCACCACAAGGAGTATCCTCATTAATATCATAAATGTGGAGCTTCGTTCCCGGTTGCCCATTGAAATAATTTTTGCAAAGTTCGGTAGCTTCTTTCTTTGTATGGTCACCGAGATAATTGACCCTTTCATTTATGTATTCATAGAAAGTATCTGTATCAAGCATCAATTTTGCCTCGTCTATATCAAGATACAAAAAAGTCCATTCAGCACTTCTGTATTTGGTTTTTGAGAGGTCTGCATTGTTAAAGAAAATATTTCCTTGCATATGGATTACTCGTTTGCCATTATCTTCTTCAAGTAAATAAAAGTATTTGTCCATCCTGAAATAGAACCTATTGTTCGTCCTCCTTTTCTTCAAATTGCATACGAAACAAGTTTATATGCTCACCAACCATCTGCGGAAATGTATCATATACATAGCGGCATAATCGCTTATATAGTTGCAGAAAGCATTCATCATCGCAGAAATCTAATAGACCATCCATTATTCGTTCAATGTCGGTTTCAGAAGTTATTTGCCCATTAAAGACAGATGTCACCAATTGAACATAGTGGTTATATATACCTTTTTTCTGTTCGTTAAATTGAGTCAATAATTGCTCTAATTCCTCAAGAACCTTATTTTCGTTACTCATCAACTTCACCAGTCTTTTTGGGAGATTTTCTTTTATGTATACCGTCCCAACAATACGAAACAAATTCATCAAACCTATACTCGACTTGATTCCAGATATCAATTTTTGCTTTATCACCGAATATCTGCGATTTGATATGTTTGTCGGCAAAACCGCACCAGTCGAATGTTTTATCATCAGTAACATCAATTGTAGCGGCTTTTTCGTCATAGCACCCAACCAACGGAATAAGATATATACGTCCTTCTTCGTTTCGTTCAATTATTAACTCATATTGGCATCTCGACCAATAATGGTACATCAATTCACTGCGTATTGCTTTATTGAATTCTTCTTGTGTTTTTTTCTTTTTCTTCAGTTCAAGTAGAAAAGTTTTGAAATATGGAAATAGGTCATAATCTATAATCTTTTGCTTATGACAATCAAAGTTTTTTACAATCCATTTCATCAAGCCAAACCTCCTATATTATTTTTTGCTTCGCTTTTTAGCCAATTCACACAGCACTCTCTGCAGCCGGACGGTTCAACACAATCCATTGAAGAAAAACCCATATTCGTTATATCTTCAAAACCCTCCAAAGGACATTTTATACCTTTTGCCATATCTTCGACACTTAATGTCCGAACCTTGTCGTAATTTGTAAAAACAGGTGGTGGCATCTTTTTTGCAAGAATTTCATCAAGAGTTACTGGCTCATAATTCCAATGCATACACCCAACATTATAAATCTCATTCAGAAAACCTCTCTTGTTTAACTCCCATGACATCGCTCTTTCAATATCGCATTCTATTGAAGAGTGAGAATGTCCGTGTAGCAAGATGGTTTGGTATTGGTGAGCATTGTAAAAAGGCATATAGAAATGATTCAAAATACATCTTCGTTTCGTACCATTTTCAAGGGTAACAACAATATCATCAGAATCTTTTACTCCTGCGAGAGCTTTCTTAGCTTTCGCATTATTTATAAAGCGGTCGTGGTTACCCTTAATAAGGATAATTTGACCATTAAGGCTTTTGATTAGTGGTTCGGCATAGTTGGTGAGAGATTTCCAAATCATGTCACCAAGAACATAAACAAGGTCACCCTTACCAACTTTCTTATTCCATCGCTTTATCATTTCCGCATCCATTTCCTCAACGGAAGCAAATGGTCGGTTGTCGAACTGAATAGCATTTACATGACCGAAATGTGTATCGGCTGTAAAGAAGATTTTTTGCATAGGCATCATCCCTCCAATTCTATGAATTCAATAAATTCTGTAGGCGAGCAATCCAACGCCATACATATTTTATAAATAATCGTTGTGTTTATGTGCATATTATGACGGAGTTTTAGCATGGTGTGAGCAGTCAATCCGGCTGCTTCCTTGAGGTCTTTTTTACGCATTCCTCTGTCTATTAGCATATGCCATAACTTCTTATACGAAACAGCCATTTTACTCAATCCTCCTCGGAAATTAATTTGACTTCTTTGATATCTTGCCATACGCATTTACTTGCAACTCGTTCAGGATTTTCGATTGGAAGATTCATAAAAGAAATTATATCCTCACCGGGGAAATCTCCGCTGCGATATTTAGGAATTATATTGCTTGGTACAACACCAATTTTTTCAGCACCTTGCATTCTTCTCTTAAATACATCGGCTTTATAAAGGTAAACTGGCAATCTTGCTCTTGAAGTAGCCAAGAAAAACTTCAATGTTTCATTGGCTCTATTGGCCCCGGCAAGATAGAAGTAATAACCATCAGAATCAAAATCCACCTGAAAATCAATATGGGTTGAGTTACCGCCTCGACTAACTTCCCACGGGTGACCATAGCCTCTGCCATCAAAGGTTAACCATTCTTTGAATGCTTCTTCGGAATCTGGGTCAATGGTAGAGAGTTCTTCATCACGACCATCGGCAAATCTGTAATATTGTTCTTTGGGTGTCATTCCTTCAACCTTATAGCCCATTGCTTTGTACCCAATAGCACAGTAATTATAAAAATCATTAGCGGTCACCGATTCAATTCTCCCAATTGGTTTATAGCCTTCTTTGGGTTGCTCATCAATATAATGAAATATTTCATCTACATCATCACTTGAAAGACCATCAAATAACTCGGCTCGGTCTTTAGGATATATTTCCCATAACTCACTTTGAAGGATTGTCCCGGTTTTATATTCATCCGGGAGGTTGCTTCTGACAAAATCCATATAAGTTCCATTTCTTATGTCCCTTATACATTGTTTTACACTCTCAAGCAACCAATTTGTGAATCCTTTTATGTCGTGCGGATATCCTTCTTCATCGGAAGGTCGAACCTCTATAACAAGGCGGTTATTTACAACCACGCTTTGGTAACCATCTTCTGTATCTACAGCTAATATGTGATACCATTTTGTCTCATCCGGGTAGAATGTTTTCCACTCTTGTTCAAATTCCTCATAGCTGTCACCAGCCCCGGCATCATACCACTCTTGATAATCACCATAGGCTTCAATATCACCTCGTTCTACGCACACATACAGTTCACGACACCCATTTTCTGAAATGGGTGTTATTTTGTGTAACTCTTCAAAAAACTGATTTAAAAGGCTATAGCTGTCTTCATCGTATATTATGTTTCCAATTCCGTTATAGCCTCTTTTACCAAAGCACTCAATGAAGTGGTCAATTTGTGGTGCATATATTTTCTCAATCATTATCAATACCTTCTTCCTCTGAATAGAATACCTTCATATCATCAAGCCTCAAACAAGCAAGCCTGCCGATAGTTTCACCTTCAAATTGCGATTTTGGAAAACCAGAACCGCAGTCAATACCAATTGCATTATCACAATATAATATCTCTAATGGGTCATTATCCTGAAAGTTTATTGTAGGCGTATGTCCGAATATTAATGTATAACCTTCTGGAACCGGGTCAAAAGGCTGCCATCGTTCCCAGACAGCGAATTTCTCTTTTGTTTCGTACTCACGGAATATCCACCCGTAGTTTTCTAAAGGCGAGCCGTGAACAAGTAAATATTTCTTGTTTTCAACTTCAATTTTAATATTTACTGGCAGTTTCCGCAAATAGTCAAAAACCTCTCTGCGGATATCTTTTCTGATATGTTTCAAATAGTTATGTGTAACATAGCCACCATTTCTGTACCACAAACGCAGTGAACGCTCTTGTTCCCATTCATCTCTTTCGCTGATAGGGTCGACAGCATTCAACATCATATATTCGTGATTGCCGAGCAGCATCTTTACATTATCCATTTTCATTATTCTTCTCAAGAGCTTAATCCCGTCAGGATATCTGTCAACGACATCCCCAAGGATATACAAGGTATCTTCCGGCTGAAGATTTATCTGTTTTATTATAGAATTAAATCTCTCCGTATTTCCGTGTATATCGGAAAGAACATATATCATTTTTTAACCTCCTTTTGCAATACGCAAGTCCTCCTCGGTACAAGCAAACGGAATTTTACCATAGTCAACCATTGCCTTTATAAACAAAACACAAGCTCCTTCAAAGGTCAATCCATACTTCTGAAAGACCTTTGTTGCTTCATTATAAAGTTCTGTATCAATTTCAAAAGTTATAGTAGTCATTGCCATAATAATCACCCGTCTGCGAAGATTTCATCGCATATCCTTTTCAATTCAATTTTGTCATCAATTAACATATCATTTACAGCTGAATCGACATCATTTTCGTAGTGTTCTTCCTCAACAAATAATAGATTTGTAAATGTAAAATCTGTACTATTGGGCATAGAAGCAACACAAAGTATAGAATCATTACCCCAAAAACCACCACTTAATGGATTCCAGTTTCCTCCGAAACTTTCATAGCATAGGTTCTTAAGCCAAGCACGGACACAGCGATAAGTATTACCGTCATAATTGAATACGATTTGATGAATAAGGGCATCATCACACTTCATTTCATAAGGGAATCCCCATATGTTTATGTGAGTCCATTTCTTATTTTTAAATGCAGCCTTGTGTTCGGCTTCAATATTTAATGGCACTAAAACCTTTTGTGTTCTGTATGCAATGCGATGTTCGGCAGAATGGTTTCCTTTGAAATAGCTCCTGATCGCTGCAACAGTTTCAGGGTAATGTCCGGCTTTGTCAAGATTGTTCACTACCATATTTATCGTTTCTTCCGTTCCTACATACAATTTATTAAAAGAACAGAAGCCGGGAGTGGCAGGGTCATCCAAATTCAGTATATAGTACTTTTCAGCCAACCTATTCGACCTCCCATTTTTTCATTTCCTTTTTTCGTTCAATCAATTCTTTTCTTAAACCAACCCACAATTCTTCTTGGTCGATTCCAAACTTCAACTCCGAAGTGATATCTTCAATCATCACATCGATTGTTTTATCATCAAGAACCTCCATATACTTTCGTACAAAGTTACAAACAACACCGGGCATATATGTATGCCTGCCGATAGCATATCGAACAGCACTATTAATCACGCATCCGAAATCGTTATCAAATTGAAAAGCCATCCACCTTGCAGGACAAATAACCAAATCACTTTTATTATCATCTGATATAACAAAGCCTACATTTTCGCTGTCAATCTTATCAATAATTTCATCAAGTCTTTCACCGAATTCTTTACGGCTTATACGCTCCATTTCATCAATAGGGTGTATGTATTCGTACTTTCTCATGTCTTTCACCTTTCTCATAATAAATTGTCGGTTGTCTCCCATGTATTAAACAGAAAGTGAATTTTATTGACACGCTTGTCCGTATGCCAGTGTCCGCAAAGCCAGTCCTTGTAATAATAGCTTTTTTCAATTTTATCAAGCCATTCTTCAGTGCTTCTGTCAACACCTGACTGGTCTATGCCGGGAATAAACATCTCGGTCGGTTCGTAAGAAAACGGACAGGTATGCGAAAGTATAACATCAAATTCTTTTTCAGAAAGTTGTTTCTCCACATAAGCCTTTATTTCATCCGAAGGCTGTTCGTCCTCCCACCAACCATAACCTCTTGAAAGACGGTAATATTTATCAACACTATAAGCCCCACCAATTACGAAGTATCGTCTGCCTTCAATGCTGTATACTTCACCGTCTTTTGCAAATTTTAGATGCGGATACTTCTCTTCAACCCAAACCTTACCATTGTTCCATGTCTCCAAATGGTAGGATTCAATATTTGACGGACGGATTTCGTGATTACCATGAATGCAAAGAATATCCACACCTATCATATCAAGGTTTTTCTTCATAGCATCGTCTCTCTCATCCAAGAAATAATTAGCACCAACATCTCCAAGAATAACGATTGTGTCATTGTTTGAAAGCCCCATCTTGCTTGCAAACTTTATTATTTTCCACGGAACTCCGTGGATGTCACCTGTAAAATAAACCATAGAATAAACCTCCTCATAAAAGTATATCATAATGGTTGTGCAAAATCTCGCTTTGACCGAAAATGTAATCGGTTTTAGCGAAAATGTAGACACTGGATTTTTTGTGTTTTTTTAAACTGTATGTCAAGTATCTGACTGTCGGATTATTGAGTCAACGCATCGGTTCATTTATAATCAATAATATGTTCGTGTGATGCGTTCATCCCGGAGAGATTGCTTGAGAGCTTTTGCTATATCTGTTATCACCTTCTTTTCGTAAGTGCTGCAGTTTTCAAGAATGGAGCTGAATTCACTCTTGGCTTCGCTCTTGTATTCAATGTTGAACGAAAGCAAATCATCCGCTGAAACTTGCAGAGTGTTCGCTATATCAACCAATGTTTCGAGGCTTAATTGCTTCCTGCCATTTTCGATATAGCTTATGTAGCTTGGGCATTTGTCGATTTTCTCGGCAAGGTTCTCTTGAGTGAGTTTCATCCTTTTCCGAGCCTGTTTGATTCTTTTGCCAATAATAGTGTAATTGAGTGTCATAAAATTACCTCCTAAAAATTTTTTACACTTCAATTATACCTCATTGACTATAACTTCGTCATCTCGCTGTTCACAACATAGTCAAGTGATGATAAAATTATTAAAAAATATATCCTATCGGATATGCGGAGGTGAGAAACTTGGAAGATAATACTATGATGAAAGAAATCGGACAACGAATCCGTGAAATTCGCTTATCAAAGAAAATGACACAGAATGACCTTGCATTTGCTGCTCACATCTCAACATCAAATGTAAGCGACATCGAACTTGGCAAGAGCAAGATATGGTTAACCACATTCATAAAAATTGTTGAAGCTTTGCAAGTTTCTTCGGATAGCATTATCCGTCCTGATGTTCCGGCAGTGAATGAAATTTATCAAAAAGAGTATTCGGAGCTTCTTTCCGATTGCACACCTTCAGAAATAGAATCCATTATGAAGATTGCAAAACAAGTAAAATCTTCGCTTCACCAACCGAAAAATAATGACGATTATTGAGTGAGAAAATTCTTCTCACTCTATTTTTTTTGCCTTTTTTTGAAAATTTTTTTATTTTTTTCGACCCACTGTCAAGTCTTGACTGTGGGTTTATTCCTTACTTGGTCAGTTGACTATATAATGTCTTTATGAAGAATTTAGAATGGAGGAACCATACATGGATGAAATAGAGATTTTTGACAAACTAAGTGCAATTGCCACTCCTCAGTTTGCTTTAACATTTGCTGATGATTCCGAACAAGCAATGAAGGTCGCTGAATTCAAGTCTTGGTTTAACAGTGTCCGTCATGAACATCCAAGTACAAATAAACCCTTTAAGATTGGGGTGTATATAAGGTATTTTAATCAAACAAAATATGATAATTACCTTGAGTTCCATAAAAAACAGTTTGCAGATACGATTTCGCTTTGTCCTAAATGGACACTGGTAGATTTCTATATTGACGAAGGGCAAACTGCTCCGAATATGGAGAATGCACCTGCTTGGAGTGCTCTGCTGAATGATGCAATGGAAGGTAAGGTCGATTTAATCATCACACAGAAAGTTTCCAATGTTTCAAAGAAAATGCACGAGGTTCAATTCTGCACAAGGATTCTTGCTGCACTGGAAAAACCCATAGGCATATACTTCGTTTCCGAGGATATTTATTCTCTTTCTTCATATTTTCTTGAAGACTTAAGAGACTTATCATTCTTCCCAACACATGAATGGCAAATACTACCTGACGATGAACAGGAGGCTCGGCTTCTTTTGGATTCTCGGTTGCTGTTGGGTGAAAGGAGTAGCACCAATGATTGATGAAAGCAAACGCCAACAAAGAGCTGAAGCAGTCGCAAAAAACAAAAGACGAATGCACGTGGAAATTGACGAAGATAATTATGAGTATATCCCTGCGGAAAAACAGACCGATTACTACGATAACGATGTGCATCAGCGAGTTGCTATATATGCCCGTGTTTCAACTGGTGATGAAAGGCAAACAACATCATTTGAACTACAGCAAATATATTATAAGGACTTTGTTGACAGACACCCCAATTGGACACTTGTAAAAATTTATGCGGATGAAGGTATAAGCGGAACATCACTTGCTCATCGTGACCAGTTCAATCAGATGATTGCAGATGCAAGAGCCGGAAAAATTGACCTCATTATCACAAAAAGTGTATCTCGTTTTGCCCGTAATGTCATGATAACAATAGGCATGGTTCGTGAGCTTGCGGAAATGAAGCCACCTGTCGGTGTATTCTTTGAGTCCGAAGCCATCTTTTCTCTTAATGAAGATTCGCAAATGGCTCTTTCATTTCAGGCTACAATGGCTGAAGAAGAATCACATACCCGTAGTCGAAGTATGGAAACTTCACTTCGTATGCGACTTGATAACGGTATCCCTCTTACACCAAAACTTCTCGGTTTTACCCATGACAAAGATGGTAATCTTGTTGTAAACCACGATGAAGCACCAACTGTCAAGCTCGCATTTTATATGTACTTATACGGCTATTCCACAAAGCAGATTGCAGCGACTTTGATAGCATTAGGAAGGAAGTCTTATCTTGGTAATATCAAGTGGACTGCCGGAGGTATTGTTCAGATCTTGCGGAATGAGCGTCATTGCGGAGATGTATTCACAAGAAAAACATTCACCCCAAACTATCGTGACCACAAGTCAAAGCGAAACACCGGGCAGAGACCTCGAAGTAGGTATAAAAACCATCACGAAGCAATTGTTTCAAGGGATGATTTTATTGCTGTTCAACAGCTTCTTGACAATGCAAAGTATCGGCATAATTCTTTTCTGCCTGAACTTCGAGTTATAGACAAAGGACTTCTAAAAGGATATGTTGTAATAAATCCTCGTTGGGCTGCTTTCAAAGAAGATGATTATTTGAAAGCATCACACAGTGGTTATGGTGAGGAAGGTATCCCAAGCGAAACATCCGATACAGAAGTTCAAGTACAGGTCGACACAGGAGATTTTGACCTGCGTGGATTTGAAGTAGCTCGCATGGAGCTGTTTGATACGAACAACCGTCCCTTTATCACTTTTTCCGATAGATTTATTAAGTTGAGTGCTATTTGCACACACAAACTTGGAGAACGAAATCATATCGAATTACTTGTGAACCCTATTACAAGAAAATTTGCTATACGAACCACTGATGAGAAGAATCGTCAGGCTGTGGTCTGTTCAAAGAAATCAAATAAAGTGTACACACCAAAGCAGATACAAATAACGGCTTTTTATGATACTTTGTTTTCTTTATTCGGTTGGAATACTGACTATCGTTACCGAATAACCGGAACTATGTATGAGGACGGAAAGGAAATCGCATACATTTTTGATTCCGCAAATTCAGAAGCATTTTTGAAGTCATATCTTGTTCCAAAAGGCTCACAAGATGGTGACGGAGAGTATGCAGCATACCACCCCTTAACTCCATACGGAAAAAGAATCCGAGCCATTCCTGAATCGTGGACGAATAATTTCGGTAAGCAGTATTATTTGCACGAGCAGACTTTGGCAGAATTAAGTAATCAAAGTGAAGCTGATTGGAAACTTCGTATTGAAGGTCAATTAATTGAAACTGGTAAAAAGATAAATGTTACAAGTTTCGAGGAGCTTCAAAGCTATATCAAGCAAGAATTAGGAGATTTAGTTATACAGGAGGATTTAAACGATGAATGATTATAATAATCTATATTCAACGCCTACAAATACACCAAGCGAAAACACAAATGATGTGGCTGATGAGTTTGTGGAAAATATCGCACCCGTTCTTAAGGAGGATGATGAGGTCATCAACTTAGGTGAGGATTTTGATTTTGACGGATTCCAAGTTGTAAGACGAGAGTTTTTTGCACACACAAGAGAACCATCTTGTACTTTTAACAATTGCAAATTCTATGTCAATTCAGCTTGCCTTTCCAAATTCCCAACATCGGATTATGCACAAGTTCTGATTAATAGAGAAAACAAAATACTCGCTCTTCGTCCCTGCCCGGAAGGAGCAAGGGATTCTTTTCAATGGTGTACTTTGTCAAAGGGTAAAAGAAAACCCAAAGCCATCACTTGCAGACTTTTCTTTGCAAAGGTTGTTTCTATGATGGAGTGGGACCCAAACCACCGATACAAAATGCTTGGAAAAATTATTCATTCCAATAACGAATATCTTCTTGCATTTGACCTTTCTTCGTGTGAGACCTATCAAAGAACATTTATCGATGGAGAGAAACCCAAAACATCAAGGACACCCGTATATCCTGCTGATTGGCAGAATCAGTTCGGGCTTCCATACAATGAACATAAGCAATCAATGAAAATCAACATTGTAGATGGCTATGCTGTGTATTCAATCAAAGAAACCTCAAAACCTAACAAAGCTGCAGAGGAAACGAATAACGGTGTGCCGGAAGCCACTATTCTTGCTCTTGGTAATGGCAATTCAGGAGGTGAAGCATTATGATTGAAAATCCAAATTCCCAAGTTGTTATATCAATCGACCAAAGAAAAAACCGTATTCGCATATACAAGAGTATGCTTCAGCTGCTTGGCTTTCCAAAATACATACAGCTACTCGTAAACCCAAATAACAAATATGTTGCAATAAAGGCTATAGAGAATCCTACACCAGAGGACCAAGCGGAACGAATCAAACCGCAAGAATTCATGGTAAATGATTCTTACGAGCTTTATAGCAAATCTTTTATAAAAAAGCTCTGCGAAGTTTATGGAAAACTTGACCCCAAGTATACCTATCGTTTAACCGGGAGCATTGTTTCATCGCATAATATGGCTGTGTTTTCACTGAAAACATTAGCGGCAATAGAAGTATGAAGGAGGTTTCTGAATGAGCATTGAATTGAAAATCAAGAAGGAATTCAAAAACCTTATTCGACCACTTCACAGACAAGAGTTCCTTCAGCTTGAAGAAAACATTCTGCGAGATGGGTGCATTCACCCTATTGTCACATGGAATGGTTTCATTGTAGACGGACACAACCGATACGAAATATGCACCAAGCACAACATCAGATTTAAAGTTCTTGAAATGGACTTTGAAAGTAACGAGGACGCAATCGTATGGATATGTGCGAATCAGCTCGGAAGAAGAAACATATCCGATGAAACTCGCAAATTCTTAATTGGTATGCAGTACGAATCCGAGAAGATTATTAACCAACGAAAGAACCCATTGGGGCTGAATCAGTATTCGGAAGATGATGACCTTGTTCCGGGAGATATTGCCGGAGAACCATATTCAGCTCACTCTAAACACAAGACAGCACTTCGCATTGGTGAAGAAAACCATGTGTCCGCAGGAACAGTCCTGAAATACGCACAGTACACAAGGGCACTGGAAGAAATCGGTGCAAAAGAACCTGAACTTGTACCCAAGATACTATCCGGCAGATATAAGATTTCCCATAGTAATGTAATGAGAATGGCAAGCTGTTCGTCCGAGGAATTAAAAACAATCAATAGACACCTTAATAGGAACAAGAATCCATACTTTCAGTACAATCAATCTCGCAGTGTGTTGAATAGTAATGTTCCATTTGAACCCCAACAACCTCCAAAAATCAAAGAAATGCCCGCCTTTGACCCTGATGCGGAAGTTACTGAATTGACACTTACCATTCCAACATGGTGCAGTTCAATCAAGCGTACAAGGAACAATGCCAATTTAAGTATTATTTCAGAAAAAGCGAGAGATAAGTTAATCGCTGCACTTTTATCCTTACAAGAAAATGCAGAAGAAATGTTAAAGTTAATCAAGGAGGAATACTAATGGACAACTTTGAACAGTTTATACCAAATGTGCATTTTGAGTTAATACCTATAAAGAACCTTGTTTCAAACCAAGAGTATCAAAGAATTATTTCTCATTCTCATATAGACCGAACCGCAGACGATTTTGATGTTTGTCAGATAAATCCTGTCAAGGTAAGTCGAAGAGATGGAGTAAACTATGTTTTTAATGGTCAGCACACCATTGAGATTGTTGCTTTGGTTTCAGGTTCTCGTGATTGCCCTGTTTGGTGTATGATTTATGACGATTTAACCTACGAACAAGAAGCGGAGATTTTCTCCGACCAGATGAAGCACGCAAAAGCTCTCATGCCTTATGAAAAGTTTAATGCAAAGATTGAAGCCGGACGAGAAGCTCAACTCATGATAAAGCAGCTCGTTGAATCATACGGACTTGAAGTCGGCATCAGAAAATCGCCGGGAGTGGTTGGTGCAGTTTCAACCCTTGAGAGTATTTATGAAAAATACGGATACCATGTACTGAACCGAACTTTGAGATTGGTTATTGCTACATGGGAAGGTGAAACTAATTCCTTAAGTGCTAATATGTTAAATGCGGTTGCAAAGCTCATAGTTACATATAACGGAATTCTGGATGAAGAATTATTCAGAGAAAAGCTCGGAAATGTATCCGTAAAGACTCTCATTCGTACTGGCAAGGAACGCCGCCCCGGTTCTTTCGGTTTGGCAGAAGCTATGATTCTTATTTATAACGGCAAGAAAAAGATTAACTCAAACAAGCTGTTTATAAACAGACTATACGCAAAAGACTTTACTGCCATTATTGACGATGAGGATTTTGCAAATGATGAAAACCTTGATATATACCAAGAGCCGACTGAAGACGAAATTGATGACTACGAACCAGTATCCGAACTCGATGAAATCATTGAAAAAACGGAACAATAACAGCGACTAAAAACACTCCTGTCGAGTTTTACGCAGGAGATGTTTTTATGTTTCGATGAAGTTGAGTGTCTACATTTTCACAAAAATTGATTACATTTTGGTTTGTTCTATTTTGTAGACAATACCTCAATTTCAGTTCCGCTTCTGAAAACGAACCGCATTGTACCGCTGTTTTCAACCACAACTTTGTCAATGGTTGCAAGCCATAAATCTTCATCGAACTCGTCAATAAAACTGTCGATGTCGGAAAAAGCATCAATGAAGTCACTGAAGGCTTCGCCTCGTGATTTACGCAGCAACTTTTCATCTTCCAGTCCCTTGAGCCGTTCTGTTGCTTCCTCGAATCTTGCAACATAGCCGTTATAGCGTTTTAAGTATTCCTCTTGGCTTTGTGGTGTTGACGCATTCTCTTTGATACCTTTATGCACCATTTCGGTTATGACCTCAAGTTCCTGCTTAAGCTCGGTGATTTGGTTATCAATGGAAGTGCAATCCGTGAGGTTCTCTGCGATTGTTTGACAGTTTTCGATAATTTCATCCATTTCGGTAAATATGGTATTAAAAGCCTTAATGAATGCTTCTTTAATATCGTCCTCGGTGATATGTGGTGTTCCGCATTTTTTCTCACCTTTGAACTTATCGTTGCATTGCCATATTGTCCTTCGGTATTTTTCGCTTGTTGAATTCCAGACTTTTGAACCGAAGAAGGCACCGCAATCACCGCAGACAACCCTCGTTGCAAAGATGCTGTTTCCGCTGTACTTTCTGCCCATTGACTTTCTTCTTACAAATTCTTTCTGGACCTTTTCCCATTCATCGGGGGGGATAATTGCCTCGTGGCTATCCTCAACATAATACTGTGGGATTTCACCCTCGTTGGTTTTCATTTTCTTGCTTAAGTAATCAACAGTGAATTTTTTCTGTAACAGTGCTGCACCTTTGTATTTTTCGTTTGTCAGAATGCTCTCTATTACACTCACTCGCCAGTTAGTGGACTTGCCGGAAGGCGTTGGAATATTATCCTTTGCAAGTTCGCTTGCAATCATAAACGGGGTCTTGCCTTGCATAAATTCTCTGTAGATTCTTTTGACAATGACCGCTTGCTCTTGATTTACAACCAGTGAACCTTTTTCACCCTTATCGTAACCGAGGAACTGTTTGTAGCCGAGGCTGATTTTTCCGTCTGCTGCACTTTTTCTTTTACCCCATGTTACATTCTCCGAAATGGAACGGCTTTCTTCCTGTGCCAACGAGGACATGATGGTAAGAAGAAGTTCGCCCTTGCTGTCCAGTGTCCATATGTTTTCTTTTTCAAAATAAACCTCGACACCTTTTGCTTTAAGCTCTCGGATGGTTACCAAGCTGTCAACCGTGTTTCTTGCAAAACGGCTGACCGATTTTGTTACAATCAGGTCAATTTTTCCGTTGAGAGCATCCTCAATCATCTGCTTGAAGCCGTCTCTCTTTTTAGTATTTGTTCCCGTGATGCCTTCGTCCGTGTACACCTTTACGAATTCCCAGTCGTGGTTAGCTTTTATAAATTTGGTATAGTAATCAACCTGTGCTTCATACGAAGTGAACTGTTCGTCTTTATCTGTTGAAACCCTCGCATATCCACAAGTTCTTCGCTTTGCTAACGAAAGTGTGGGTAGCTTTGTCAGTGGGTTTATCTTTGCAGGTATGACCGTTACTGCTTTTGCCATTCTTGATTTCTCCTTTTCAAATTATTCTGTCGCACTTGCTCTCTCATTTCAGGTGTCCAACTTTCGCTGCGTGAACGGTCTTTCCATGTTGTTTCAACCGTATGTCCGTCTTTGAAATGGTAAATCAAGTGGTTTGCTTCCGGCACTGTAATCTTGATTATTTTTTCTTCAAAAAGGTCTGCATCAAAATCTGCAATGCCAAGCATCTCGGCTGAAACAGCACACAAGGTTTCATCTGGTATTTGCTTTGAGGCACAGACTTTTTTGCCGAGCCTATCAAAAGTGCTGCAAATCCAAACAACCCTCGTTGCGGTTACCTTTCTTCGGAAGTTCTTACCGCAGTTTTCGCATAGTATTTTTCCTGTAAAAGCATACTTTTGGGGTACGACTTCTTTACAGTGTTTTTCTCGTCTTTTCTCAAGCTCCAACTGAACCGCTTCAAAAACTTCTCTTGGGATGATTGGTTCGTGGTTATCCTCGACATAGTATTGAGTTTTTTCGCCTCTGTTCCGAACCGTTTTTTTGGTTAAATGGTCGAGCCTGAAAGACTTCTGCAAAAGCAAATCGCCTATGTACTTTTCATTAGAAAGTATGTACCGCACTTTCTTTGCTGACCATGTATCTCTGGTGTTGCTTTCAATACCCATTTCGTTGAGAATTTGAGCTATCTTTAAAACACCTAAACCGTCAAGGTACAATTTGTAGATTTGCTCTACAATTTCGGCTTCTTCTGGAATAATCTCCAATCCGCCATCTGGTGTTCTTTTGTAGCCATAAATGTTCCAAACACTCATCGGCAGTTTGCCTTGCTTGAAATCATTCTGAATACGCCACTTAACATTCTCACTTGCGGAAAGGCTTTCTTCCTGTGCGTAAGAAGCTAAAATTGTAAGCATCAGTTCACCTTCGGCACTTAAGGTGTTGATGTTCTGTTCTTCAAAGAAAACTCCGATTCCGAGCAGTTTTAGCTCTCTTACTGTGTTTAGCAGTGTGACCGTGTTTCTTGCAAACCTTGAAATGCTCTTTGTTATTACAAGGTCTATTTTCCCGGCTCGGCAATCTGCAATTAACCTTTGAAAATCTTCTCGGCTCTCCTTTGTTCCTGTCAGTGCCTCATCCGAATACACTCCGCAATATATCCAACCCTCATGGTTTTGAATCAGGTTTGAATAATAACTGACTTGAGCTGAAAGCGAATGGAGCATTGTATCTTTTCCGTTTGAAACTCGGCTGTATGCTGCAACCCTTAACAGCCGTTCTTGCTTGGGTGCTTCAAACTTCACCCTTTGTACTATTCTATCCATTTCTACCTCCTTACAATGGTTTATACCATATTCGCTCTAAAAGCCAGTAAAGTCAAGGGTTTCAGGCACTTTTTAACGATATATAACTGACGAATTTAAGCCGTATTTATTGGCTATAATTGTTTCGATTTCAGCATACTCATCGGCAGTAATCAATCCTTGCTTTAGCATCAGTTTTGCCTTTGACATCGTTGCTTTATAAAGAAGAACGGCTCTATACAAATTTTCATCCATCGTATTCAGCCTCCCTTCGTCTTGCATCAGCATAACATGACCGAGAACAGTATTTCCGATGCGTGTTATAGCTCTGAAATTTCTTCCCACAAAACTCACAAGTGTAATCGTACATAGTTTTCCGATTTACCAATTCCGGGTGCGAATTCCACCATTCAAGTCGGCATTTATCTGAGCAGAATTTTTTTGCCCTTTTCTGCGGAGTGTCTTTGATGGTTTTTCCGCACTGTAT